TGTAGATAAGGGTGCATGCGGTTGTCCTGACCACGGCGTGCCATAGCAGTCAGTACTACAGCCTCAAGAGGCTGAGTTGGGTGCATTGTTAGGTCACGGAGGTCACGAAGTAGCGCACCCATGTGGCGAAGTAGTTCGCCCCACTGCTGCATCTTCATCTGCTCTGTGCCTGCAATGTTGTCCATGCACTTAACCTGCAACTCAGAGATTGAGTCGATGATTAGTGACTTGAACTGGTGCTTGCCTGACTGTAGCCACTGGAAAGCCTTCATAACTACGTCGTAGTCACGAACCTGTACAACTACAGTGTCCCAAGTGCCGTCAGCCACTGGTGGCTCCTCACGCATTGGGTCCCAATACTTGACGTTGATAGGTAGGAATCTGTGTCCACCCTCAACATCTAGCATTAGGCGAGGATATGGTGCTGTAACTGCAAAGGTTGACTTACCAACCTTTGACTCGCCATAGACCATAAGAGTTAGTGAACGCTGTACATCTGACATGCTTACTCACTACCTTTCTTTTCTTCGTCTTTTCCGTAATATCCATATGGGTCGGCGACCTCATACATCTCACTAATTGCTGCCTCTGCTGCCGAACCATCGTCAATCAAAGGGCAGATAGTGTAGAACTGGCACTTCCACTTACAGTCCTTGGTAGGACGTGGGTAAGCAAGGAAGTTTGGGTCTCCACCATCGTCGAGACCCTTTTTAACAGTTAGCAAGTCGCTAATTGTTCCATGAATTCTCTGCCAAAAAGAACGCATGGTAAAAATGTTGTGGCGAACTTCAATCTGCTCGTAGAACGGTGGCTTAGCGTTAGCAGTGCGCTTTACCTTTTTAAGCATGGTAAAGATTCCACCCTCTGAACGCTCCTCAGGGTTTTTGTTCTGAGCAGATTCCAAAAGCATGTAGGTAAGAATCTGTTCGTTCATCTGAGCCTGATTAGCAAAGTCAGAGAAAGAGCCACCAACAGTCTTAAAGTCACGGAACATACGAACGCCATCGTTCTTACGACGAACTCGCATATCCAACTTGCCCTGTAGTTCTACCTTGCCATCAAACAATGGCATAGAGATAATCTCTTCGTTAGAAATCTTTTCTAGGTTAGAGTCGATACCCTCTTCATCCATCCACTGTAGGTAGCCCTCCAGCATAATGCGACCAAGTTCAGCCTCAGCCTCAAGGTCGTGAGTGTCACGGAACTCCTCAATCATCTTTGCCATGTCGCTGGCAACTAACTGAGCGTGAACTTCTAGCAAGTCCTTTGTCATGTCTGACGAGTAATACTGGTCTAGAGCCTCGTGGATACGAGAACCTAGAGCAAGAGCACCTGTGTAGTCTTTCTTGCGTGGCATAAGACGGCGGTAATAGTTCAACCACCACTTACGGCGACAGTCTTTAAAAACCTGAATCTCTGAGTTAGAGAGAACGTATGGCTTTTCTTCTTTTGTAGTTTCGTCATTCATGGTTAGAGATTACCAGCCTTGTCTTCTTTTAGCAACTCTAGAAGTTTGTCTTTATCTTTGACAATCTGCTCGAAGTTGTCTGCTTTAGTTTCGAGAACCTGAATGACACGCTCTTCGATTGTGCCTTCAGTAACGTAGTCCATGATAATCACAGAGTCGTGAATCTCCGAACCAATACGGTGGATGCGGTCAAGCGCCTGCTTGTGGTCAACAAGCGACCACGGGCGCTGCAACATAACCAAACGGCGACCAGTAGTTAGAGTTACTCCAACACCACCAGCCTGAACAGTGAATAGAATCCACTTGATTTTTCCTGACTGGAAGTCGTCGATAGCCTTTTGGCGTTCGTCTTCATCCTGAGCACCAGTAATCAATCCGTGAGGAATACCTTCCTTAGTCATACGAGCACTAAGCAGTTCAATCAACTGGCGAGACACTGCTGCAACTGCAACAGAGTCGTCTCCAAAGTCACCGCTCTTGATGTCATCCATAAGAGCATCTACTTTACAAGATGGCTCTGACAAAGTGTAAGAGACTTCTCCAGTAGTTTCGTCAACCGTGCTTTCCACGAATGAACTAGCGAACTGGTGCAAGCGAGTAGTCTGAGTCAAAACGCTCGGTGCTACTACAGCACCGCCACTCTCTAGTTCTGCAATCATAAGGTCACGCATCTGGTCGTAAGCCTTTTTCTGCTTAGTAGACATTTCTACGTCACGGCGTTCAAAAACCATTTCTGGTAGCCAAGGTAGAACACGAGACTTAAGCATGCGACGCATACGTGGGTTAATGGTGGCGTGAAACTCTTCTTCCATGTGTGGCTTGATACCCATAACCACCATTCCGCCAAAAGCATTTAGCATGGTGTTAATCATGCGGTCAATCCAACGAGTCTTGCTTGGGAACTCTTGAGGCGCAAGCCAGTGAAGAATAGCCCACATATCGAGAACGTTGTTTGCTACTGGAGTTCCAGTAAGTGCAAATCGCACATTGGCATCACCAGTAGCAGCCCATAGAGCACGAGACTGCTTAGACTTAGGGTCTTTTGAGCGGTGAATCTCGTCAGCAACAACAGACTTAAATTCAATACCATTCAGTTCACGGGGGTGAACCTCGCACTTGTTTACGGATACACGCTCGTCGTGACCCTTACATTCTGGGCAACGTGCTAAGGCGATAGAGCCATAAGCAGACAAACGTGAGTGAGTGCGTAGCGACTCCCAGTTGACCACCCAAACATCTACGTCTGGTTCGTCGAACTGCTTGCGACGCTGAGTAGCGGTTCCCTTAATAACCTGAACCTTTACTTCTGGATACCACTTAGCGAACTCACGTTTCCAGTTCTTCTTCAGTGTGTTTGGGCAAACAATAAGAGCAGGAAAAGCCTCTTCAGTTTCATTCAACTTTTTGAGAGCACGAATTGCTTGAGCAGTTTTACCTAACCCCGGTTCGTCGGCAAGAAGAGCCTGTTTTGCGGTAGTCAAAAACTTTACACCTGCACGCTGGTGAGGGAACAAATCTATGTCTCCCTCTCCCTCTGGAAGTTCTTCCAAATCACGCAAAGCGTTAGCAGGGTCAATTCGATTAGAGCGTTCGTTGCTTGCCCATGCTTTTAGGTTGTCGCCTAGAACTAGGTCTTCCTTAAAAGTTGAGCGCAGAGCCAAACAAGCAGACCAAGAAACTGGAACCTTCCACATCTGGGTCGGTGCGTCATAACTTGAGCCTGGCAGACTCTTGCATAGTTCTTTGAAACGCCAATCAGCGTTAATAAAGATGTGTTTACCCAACTCGTCGAGTTCTACACCTACTGGCATTGGAGCCATCCTTTCGTCATTACATAGATACTATCACAGAAAGTGAAAGTTTATTTAGTTTTTTCGATAGTATCTCAACTATTTTAGGAGTTTAGTCGGAACCCATCCTGTTTTCACCAATCGTAGCAAGGCGTGTCGGATGCTGTCAAGAGCATGCCCCTCGCCTCCACGATGCCAATACTCCAGCACCCTAATCTTTTCGTTGGTAAACATAGCCTTGGCGTCTGCAGGAGACTGGAAGTAGATATCGTCTGTCTGACGTCCGTTATCTAACATAATCTGCTTTAAAACACCAATCTGCTCTAGAGAATACGGAGCCTGAGAGTTTCTAACAGTCTGAGCATTTATAGTAAAACGCTCACACACAATCTCAAGCCTCACTCCCTGAGACCTAGCGTATGCGAAAGCCTTGCGAATAGGCTCGGCATACTCGTGCTGTGGGTACTCACCGCTCCAAAGCACTTCAGGCTCTTCGCCTTCATAGTATTTGAATAAGCAGATACCGCTGGCTTTACCGGGGTCTACTGAAAGGATGATTCTATTGCTCATATTTTTGTCCCCAATTGTCGAACGGGCCATCTACACCAGCGGTCAGCGGAACATCCCAGCCGTCTCGTGTAGTCATGCATTCTTGCACGGTTTGCTTGATTTCCTCTACCTGATTCTTAGGTGCGTTAAGCACAATTTCGTCATGCACAGGAACAATCAAATACTCAGTCAGGTCTGCTTGGTCTAGTTTCACCAAGTTCTGCTTAAACACCTCTGCAGCACTAGCCTGAATCAAATAGTTAGTTAGCGAGTAAACACGATTGTCATCGCAAGGGAGGCGACGTCCAGTTCTTGTTTTAACGTAACCTACACCCTCTGTGCGTAGACGTTTCATACCTGCGTCTTCGATAGCCTGAGCCATCTGACGAACACCGGGGTAATTGCCGTCAAAAGCGTCTACCACTTCTTTCATCTGAGCGTCTGGAACTCCTGCGGTAAGCGCCATAGTTGCTACGCCAGCGCCATACAACTTTCCATAAACTACACCCTTGATAAGTTTGCGTCGGTTGTCTGACTTTTGCAAAGTTTCATCTTGATAAACCTGACGCATAATCTCGGTGAACACGTCCCCGCCCACAGCGTCTGCCTCGTTGAATAGATTAATCAACTGCTGGTCTTGGCTAAAGTTAGCGGTAAGACGGAACTCGACTTGGTCTAGGTCGCTAGAGATAATGACGTGGTCGTCGTCCTTAGGGATAAACGCACGTCTAACTGTTGCGTCACCAGACGGCAAGGTTTGAAGTGCAGGGTCTGTAATAGACATACGACCAGTTCTAGCAGCAAGAGTTTTAATAGATGGATGCATGATGCCGTCTATGTTTCCCTCAAGGAAGTTCTTAAAGTAAGTGTTAGCCAACTTGTCTGCTTTACGTTGCTTAAGAACAACTTCAGCCAACTGCTGCACTTCTGGATTACCGTCACGCAACAACATTTTTAGTTGGTCTTTAGATGCAGACTTTTGACCGCTAGGAGTGGTCTCAGTAATCTCTCCGCCGATACCCTCAAAGATACGAACCAACTGAATGTTGCTAGTGATTGATTTGCCGTAAGTATCAAACCCCCATTGACGAACGCTCTCGCCGTACTGGGTAAGTTCATCGAACTTTTTCTTTGAGTAGTCAAGGTCTACACGAGCGCCATTGAGTTCCATGCGAGTGGCAATCTTTCTCGATGCCATCTCTAACTCATAAGGAATACTGTAAGCCTGACCAGTTCCGCACTTCTCCCAAAACTGACTAAACAAACGCATAGTAAGAACGGTGTCCAAAGCGCCATAAGCCCAATAAGGCTCGAAGTTTGTAGGAACAGTTCCCCAAGTCCAGCCGTTCTTGTGCATCTCTTCGTCTAAGTGACTCTGTAGTTGCGCTGCTCGGTGGTCTACATACTGAGAAGTAAGTTTCTTAAGTGCTGCAGAATTTAGTGGGTCGATAATCTGCGACATAATCATGGTGTCGTGAGCACGATGCCAAGGCATATCCCAGCGGGAGTGTAAGTCGAACCATTTAGATTCAAACGCAATGTTGTGGCAGACAATTTTGCCTTCATACTTATCCATTGCTTCGTAAAAAACGCCAGACCATTCGTCCCAAGGAATGCTCCAACCCTGTAAGGCGTCTCCAACCTGCACCAAACGAATACGTCCGTGCCAAGGTGATAAGGCGTCCTTAGTTGGGTTCCCCTTTAGTTCGCCTGTTTCGATATCTATGGCAATAGCGTCGTGTGGTCGGCGTTCTCCCAGCCAACTAATAAACTCTTGAGCCTTATCAGCGTTGTCTACGAGGTGAAGTTGAACATCATTCAAGCCTTCGCTCATATAATTCGTCCTTACTGTCGTTGTGTGTATCTTATTACTTTAGTTAGATTGAGTCAAAGTCTTCATCGCCAAAGTCTTCTGGGTCTGAATCTAGTTCAATATCTAAACCCTCTGGTTCGTCTGCAAAGTCTTCTTCGAAACGATACATGCCAGAAGACATAACCATACCAGCGATGTGCAAAGCCTCTTGTTTACTGAACCCAGCGTGAATTAGAGATTTAAATAATTCATTCAGTTGAATCGCTGAAACTACTAACGGGCTGATGTCGCCATCAAAAGAAAGTTCTTGCTCTGGCTCAGCCATAGACGCTCTTTTCTAAGGTATAACTTCTATTCTATAGATAGATTCAATCTTTGAGTCCTTCTCCGAAGCCGCTTCTAAAAGCCTTTGAGCGACGTTAGTAAGGTAACGAGCACCGCCGTCGTCATACTTGTAAAGAGCATCCAAAACAGCATCTGGTTCTTCGCTGACTTGCGCCCAATAGCGATGCTTTTCTGGAAAAACTAAGTCAGCCTCAGATGAAGGTTGGCACTGCTCGCAAGGTAGGGAGTCTTTTACTAGGCTAGAAAAACTGATTTCCTGTAAGCCATATCTTTTAACTAGAGGACAGGCTGCCCCGTGGTAAACCAAAGATACGCCGATACGAGAGAGCACATACGAACCCGACTCTGTGCGATAAACTTCGAACTCAATCCAGCGTGTAGAGCCACGTCTCCACGAAGAAGATTTGCCAAGTAACTCGCCATTGAATTGGAGAGTTCTTGCGCCGTCTTTTACGTTAATCATTACTTGGCTTCACTCTTCTTTAGTTGTTCGAGTTGAGCCTCAAGTTCATCGTTACGCTTGCGTTCAATAGCAAGCATCGCCTCAAGTTCAGCGTTGGCGTTCATAGCACTTGAGAGTTGATTGCGAGTGACGGCGATAAGATTGGTAATCAGTTCTTGATTGTCTTTGTTATCTGGCATGCGTATTCCTTAATGTGTAGTCGTATTTAGATAATTCTACTGGATAGATAAGCATCTTATTAGCGACCCTTTACATCCAAAAAAGCCTCATAATATGTATTATATCTGGCTAGTTCTTTACCCTTTACGTTGTCGTAAACGATAAAGACAGTCTCGCTGTCTGCGGTTGTAAATTGAACGATTCTATACATTTCCGTCTTCCAATCTGGTGATTCTATCTTCCAAGTTTGTGATTTGGCTAGCCTGGTATCTTACGACTGATTGTAGAGCAGAAGTAAACATTTCATAGTTTACGCTCTTAGGATTTCCTTCAGCGTCAAAACTCACATAGCCACCTAAGCCAGCGTCTACCAACTGCTCTGCAATAAATCCAGCGTGCTTCGCTGAACCATCTTCTTCAGACTTGTAGTTGAACTGCACAGGCTCAGCGGCAAGGATTGAGTCGATGCTC